CTCGCTCGGTGTTGGTGCGCTCCGAGAAAGTGAGATTCCACTCCTTGGGATCGGTGTTCAGACCGAAGCGGACTCGTTGCTCGTACCCATCGCCTGCTTGAAACTTGCGGGCCCTGGGCTTGCTGGATTCGGTCGCCTCAAAACTGGGCGTGTAGGAAAAAGTTGCCATCAGGCCAACAAGCCTCCAGGGCGCTTTTGCTTGATCAGCTCTTGCTGAACGCTAGCGGCGATGGCGCGGCCCAATGCAGCACTGTTGCCGCCATCACCAGCGACGCTGGTGCCTTTTGCATCCACGCTCACGTTGACTGTGGTTCCACCCCTGCCGCCCCCTGCCACGCCCAGCTTGCCGTCAGCGCCGCGTTTGAGGGGCATGATCGCCTCTGGGCCGGCTTCACCCATCAGGCCGATGCCCTTGGCAAACGGAAACAGGGTTGGCCGGTCAACGATGCCGCCCATCGCATAGGGCACGATGCCGTTCTGCGCAAAAACATTGCCGTTGGCAGAGCCGAGGATTGAAGAGCCCCCGCCATAGCTGTATTGGTTGGGCACGCTGATTGCCGAGCCAGAGAAGTCCGGCGCACCACCGGGGCCAAAAGCACTGCCGAAGCCAGGCAGGAACTTTGACGCCAAGCCGATGATCTGCATCTCGATGTACTTGGCGATCATCTGGCTTGCCATATCCAGGAAGTGGTTGGCGATGCTCTTGAAGAAGCCGGCCATCGCTTGCTGAGCTGTCATCGAGCCATCAATCAATCCCTTGAAGGAATTGGAGAAGGCCTGGCCCATCGCCTGGGCGCCAGCCATCACCTGCTTGATGGGGTCCTGCAGATCCGCCAGGCTCTTTTTAAGCTCCTCAATCTTGGCGCCAAGCTCACCGCCGGTCAGGCCGGGCATCAGGTCCACGTCCGTGCGGAAGGTGCCGGTGCCGGTGGAGCCGCTGAAGGCGCTGCCGATCGAGCGCTGTAGTTCCTTATCCAGCACCCTGGCCAGGCCCACCTGGTTGTAGAGCTCGCGTGTCTGATCTTGCATCAGCTTCTGAATCTTGGCGTTGTAGTCAAGCCGGTCGGCCTGGATGGCGCGGAACTGGGCTTCGGCATAGACGGCTCGGGCCTGATCGCTTAGGGCACCTTTTTGCAGGGCCAGGAACTTCACCCGCCGCTCGACCTGGGTTTTGTCGTATTCGGCCTGGATCTTTTCCAGCTCATTGGCAGCAGCTGAAACTTCAAGGCGACCGTTCTCAATGGCCAGCAGCTTGTCGGCATCGGCCAGTTGCTTGCGGCGCTGCTCGGCAAGTCTTGCGGCCTTATCTGATTCTTTTTTGGCTTTGCCACCTTCTTCAAGTGCTGACAGGTCAGGATTAAAGCCAGCGAGGGCCTTGCTGCCATCCCTGAACTTGCTTGGATCAAGACCTAAGACGCCCTGCGCATACTTTGCTTTGTAATTAATCCCTTGTTGTTCTGCTGCCATGAAAGGAGCAGCGCCAAACAGCGCGGCAAGGCCAGCCAGCGGATTGCCGGCAATGTCCTTGCGGCGTTGTTCGTCCTGCCGGCGCAGGTTCTCAAGGTTCTCACGCTGCTTTTCCTGCGCCTCAATCACTTGCTGCCTGGTGGCGCCTTGAAAATCTGCAGCAGCTCCACCCCTACGGTCGCGTTCCTGCAGTTGGCGAATCGTCATGCCGGCGCCAACCACGTTGGAAATGTAATTGACCCCGACTGTAATAATGCCAATTGCTGCAAGCCGGGTCAAAGCCGCAATCAGCCGGCTGCCGGCCACTGCCGCGCCTGTCATGGCGCCGCTGGCTGCCGCGTACTGAGGCACCGATGCGGCAGCCGCTGCTCCAGCCGACACCTGGGCGGTGGTCAGCAAGGCGAACGCGCCGATGGCGCCACGGATCAACGAAAGGGCCGGCCCCCAGGCAATTGCAATCGCGGCGCCACTTAGCGCGAAGTTCTTGGCAGGCTCCGGCAGCTTATTGAAGGCTTCTACGCCCTTGGTGACGGCATCGGTGATGCTTGTAAGTGCCGGCAGCAAGGCGATGAAAAGGTCCTGCCCCAAGGCCCCAACTTTGCCGCTCAGTAGTGCCAGCTTGTCCTTGTATTCATCTGCCTTTTTTGCGAAAGCAGTGGTCATTTTGGAACTGAGCTTGTCAATTGCATCGCCGCCCATGTTCAGCAGCGGAATCATCTCAGCACCTGCCTTGCCAAACAATTTCAACGACAGCGCCGTTTTGGCCACGCCATCAGGCATTGCTTTGAAACGATTAGCGACCTGAAGCATCACCTCATCAGAAGCCTTGAGGTTGCCCTTTGAGTCGGTAATGCTGACGCCTAGGGCTTTAAAAGCTGCAGATGCTTGCTTGTTGCCGGCGTTGGCCTCCAGCATTCCCTTGCTGAGCTTGACCAGTGCCTTGGCCACCCCGTCAATGTCAGTCCCGCTCGTTGCTGCTGCCTTCTTGAATTTGGCTAGCGATTCCACCGACACACCAGTGGATTGCGCCAAATCATTCATCCGATCGCCTGCATCCAGCGCTCCCTTGGCCAGCCCCACCAGGCCGGCAACGCTCAGCAAGGGAGTCAGGGCACCCAAGGCCCCAGACAGGCCAGCAGCGGCGCCAGTCATGCCGCGCATGGCGGTGGTAACGCCCTTGGCTGTGCCTTCTACCGACTGCAGCCCACGGTTAAGGGAAACGATATTGTTGGCGCCATCAACCTCGGCTCTGATCTTGAGCAGCGCGTCCATATTCGCAGCCATTGCTCAAGCCTCCTGGGTTGCGATGAATGAGAGCACTGCTGCCTCCATGACTTGCAAGGCCTCCAACAACTCCCGGTGCTGGTCCGTCTCTGCATACAGGCTAAGAAGCCAGGCCACAGCGGCATAGTCCAGCCCGATTAGGCCATTCATCCCCACGCGCCATTGCGTCTGAAGGCGCAGGAACATTTCAAGGGCCGACCAGTTTTCGTCCCACACCTCAAAGTCACCTGTGGCCGTTGCGTCATCGGGCAGGGTGATGCCAAAGGCGGCAGCATCATCAGGTGACTTGTCCTCAACAGAGCCGCCAGCCCAATGCTCAGCGGCCTCAATCAGTTTTTTCGCTTGGCTCCCTGCAAGCTGCTGAAGTAAGCGGTCACGATCGCGGCCGTCACTGTGGGCACGTCAAGCAGCTCGGCCTTGCCCTTTTCCGAAAATGGGATCGGCTCGCCGTTGGCATCATTGACGCCAGCCCAGCCCACCAGGATCTCGTCGGCAATCTCTTGGTCGCTGATCATGTCATCGGTTTCCAGGTCCCGCTGAATGGCGGAGAGGCGCTTCTGCACCGCGTCCTGGATCTCAATGATCCGGCTTTGGGGTAGCCGCTTTAGTTCGGCGTCAAAGGTTTGTTTGTCGTGCCGGCCGCCATCGGTAGGGATCTCGATCGTGACCGGCCACAGGTAGGAGCAGGACTGCTTAAGAACGAAAGCCATTGAGGGAATGGGTGTGGGATAAAGGTTCAGGCTCGGAAGCCTGAGTCATTCAGGTGAAGGCAAGCGAAAACTCATCATTACCTGCCGTGGTTGGTGTGGCCACATAGGGAACCGAAAGCATCATGACTGAATCCTGATCCTGATAAGTCGGATTAAGAACATCTACCTGCGATGCGGTAAAGGTTGCACGGTTGCCGGCCGTAGTGCCGTGCAGGAAGGTAAGGTTGCCAGTTGCAGTACCAAGGGCAGTCGTGAAAAAGTCTTTGGTGCCAATTGCAACGGCTTCGATCATCACGGTGCCAGCAGGCTTGCGATCGGTCAGCAAGCTTTCCTTGGTGCCGCCCACGAGCTCGCGGTAGACCAGCGAGTTGGCGAGGTTGAACTCAACCGACTGCAGCACACCGCTGTAGGAGAAGAAGGAGAATCCGCTGGTGTTGCCCTGACGGAAGATCAGCGGTGTTGCCTGTGCCGCATAGGTCACAGAAGGCTGCGCCGTGTCCGTGGGGCTATTGTAGACGCCGGTGAGGTTGAACTTGAGTGTGGGGATTTGACCCACTGCGCAGCTCATTGACAAGTCGCCACGGCAACCGGTGAGCTTGTGCAGCACGCCATCCACGTTGAAATAGATCGTGGCGGAGCTGAACGAAGAGCTGACCGGGGCATAGGTCACTGAAGTGGACGCCACCACTGTCTCGGAAAGGCCGCAGGCCTTCAGAATCGCGCCGTACTTAGGGGCAGTGCCAGCGGTGCCGGAACCAGCAAGCTCAACCTCAAATGAAATTGCAACGCTGGTCTTTGCGATCAGCTGGTCGTAGTTCCCCAGATACGGGCGGATCAGGTCACGGCTGACGAGCTCACCGGACAGCGGGGTGATATCAAGATTGCGCACCAGCAGGGCGTCGGTGCCAACAGGAACGGAGTCTGTTCCGTAGGTGGTCTCAGTCTTGACCAGGATCAGGCGCTTGCGGCTCAGAAGTGCCATTGCTCAATTCCTCAGGGGTGTTGTCG